AAGTATGGGGAAACATTTAAATTAGTGTTCTGTGTCATTTCTTTAGAATTCTACTACGATTTTTACTTCTTCTTTTTGAGAGGATGACCTAGTAATAGGTGCCCTATTATCAATGTAAATTACTTCTCCTGAATGCCTGTTAAAGTCAGGAGGTGCAATACCATCATTAAAGGTTTGTCCAAGTTCTATAATTGATGAACCAGAATTAATACTATTTGCATTATCAAAAGTATCATCCACAATTAAAGTTGGTCCAGCAAAATTGGAATCACTACAATTTATAGAAGTTGCTATGCCAGCAAAATCTAATAATTTACTTCCAGCAACCGCTAGTGTAGATAAACCAACAGGTTGGTAATATCTTAAAATACCAGTATCCTTATTCCATGATGCAACATAACCAACTGCAGTCGATCCAACACCAACTGTTTGAGTTATCTGTGCATTAATTGGATAAGTAGTTCCACTAGTAGTTGTTGCTGCACCAGTCGCTCTTAATTTCAAAGCACCAAGAGCAGTTGCAGTTGATGTATCTAGTGATTCTGTAGCACTACCAAATTGAACTGGATTTTTAATTAATCCAACACGGGCAAAATTATTACCAGTAACATAATCAGGATCGGCATCATACTTGGAATAAACCATGACCCTGTTTCCACCAAGTTCTCTATAAACATCAGCACCATGTCCATCTTGTGGGGGTATAATAACCTCAAAGGATGCTCCAGATCCAGCAGATAGATTTGATAGTAATGATGGTTCAAAGCGAATGAATGCCTTTGTATAACCAGTTCCACCGTTTGTTACAGTGATTGTATCGACTTCACCACCATTTAGAGTGATAGATACAAATCCTCCAGAACCATCTCCAAAAATAGGAACATTAGTAACAGTTCCTGTAGTTGAACCTCCTGTAATTGAAAAAGCAGATCCCCTTGCGGTAATTAACACAGTTTCAATTTTTCCTTTGACTGCAGCATTTTTAACAGTTGCTGTTGCTGTGTCACCCCATTTATCTGGTAATGGTATGTAACTGTCAGTTGCAAATTTAACAACATCTGAAGGAGATATTGTATACAAATATTTCCAAAGGTAACCATCAGAACCTGTTCCTGCTGCTTGTGGAGTTACATCAACAAAATTAGGTTCTGCTAAAGATTTCTGTCCTTTTGGAAATTCTGGGTTTGCACCATTATTCAAACATGCATAAACTTTAAACTCAGAGTTTACAATGAAGAATTTTGATCCATATAATGTCGTAGCAGCAGTTTGTGGAGATTTATTGTTTATATCATAATTATTTTTGTACATATCATATGTTATACCCAACTCCCAATTATATCTTCTTACAACCCTTCTAACATCAGTAGCAGTGACTCTTTTTAAAAAGAGCATACTATCATGATACAAATTCTCTTCTTTAAATGAATCTCTAGGTGCAGGAGTTCCATTAGTAGCTCCCCAACTAGTATCACCATAATCCCCAATCGAAATATTAGTAGGATTTGGATGACCTAAAAAAGTATAGTAATAATTTGTAGTTGTACCAATTCCAGTAAAACTTTGGGCAAAAGTTTCAGCATTTAATATTCTAAATTGGTCAGTAATTATGGCTGGCATTGCTATTGTTTTTTGACTATTTATACCATAATAAAGAGTGTTAGTACTCAGTCTTCAATTTGACTATTCTAGAGACATGTGCCGATGTATCTATACCCGCAGTTCCCTGTTGATTAAAGAAACTGAAAGCATGAGAACTAGTTGTTCTTGATACTTCAATTGATCCCCAACTGTAGTTACCAAGTTCAGTAACATGATTTACTGTGCTGGTGTTAATTCCTGCTACACTATTTACATTTGAAAATACTCTAAGTATTGATGAACCAATAGAAACATGATGATGAGCATAAAACACATTATCTATAAAGGCAGTTCCAATTGCAACCGTAGTTCCTGCAGTTGCACCAACTGATGTGACACCAGTTCCAACAAAAGAATTATTAATTACAAAGAAATCACCAGTTGTAATTCCAGATCTTCCCTTACCAGTATCATCAATAATATTAGGATCTGGTTTCAAATCAAATATAATGCATTTCTTAGATGCCATGTTTAATCCACTAGCACTTACTGCAACACCAACAATTCTTCCATAGTCACCATTAAATGTAACATTTTCAATATCTTCAACAACTGCTGTTGTTCCTAAACCAACAATTCTTATATTATTTCTACTTTGACCTTGATCATCAAGTTTCTGGAATATAGGATATGTGTTCTCAACATATATCTTCGTATCAGTTGCTGAAACAGATTGAATAATATTTGTGGATGGGTAGAATTGAGATTGTAAGTAATTTCTACATTTATCTATCTTAGCACCGTCAATAATAACATCTTCAGTTTGTTTCTTCCAATCTACTGGTCTCTTGATTGTATTATCAGTAACAATTCCTACACCAGAATAAATTTGTGTTTCAACCGTATCTGCAGAAATTAATTGATATACAGTTCTTGGATCTTGTCCATTAGTATTTTCATATTTCTGTAATTGTAAGGTGTCACCTGGTTTTATAGTTTGATCTACATCAATTTGAACAAAATCATCATCAGATCCAGTATAGAAGTAAATTCTACATGTACTACCTGCCTTTGGTGCTTCTAAGAATTCTATTCTTGTACCACCTGTAAAGGTATAATCGATATTAGGTCTCTGAAGTACATCATTTATGAATATGAATAAGTTATTGGGAAGAATTACACCAGATCCTGCTCTTGCAACAATACTGTAGAATTCTTTTCCTGAATCTTGTGTTCTTGTAAACAAGAATGATTTTCTGAATCCATTGAATAAATTACTGAAATCATCCAACTCAAGTAACTGACCAAATGTCCATCCAGAGAATTTATCTTGGAATTTACTTTTGACTGTAAGATTAAATGGTAATGTAGAGACTCCTGCATTATATGGCAATTGATCTAAACTTAAAACATCACCAATACTATATCCCAATCCACGTTTTGTCATATCAAATGATATTATACTTCCTCCAGTTCCAACAATAACGTCTATTGCAGCACCGCTACCTGTTCCACCACTTAATGCTAAGTTCTTATATGGGAATGGAGAATCAATTGTAATCGAAGGTAGATCTGATGATGTATATCCAGTTCCAGGATTAACTAGTGTCAATGATGTTACTACTCCTGCTGTTACTGCTGCAGTAACCACTGCATCCACTCCACCACCAACTCCAACATTAATTGTTATAGTATTGGTAGTGACTGCTGTAATTGTAGTTGTTATTCCAGCAACAGGGTCTGTTGATCTGGGATATGGATGATCTGATGAATAATTATCTCTAGAACATCTGAATGTTAAAGAGTTATTATCAAGAGAAACTGTATTAGCAGTTGTTAGACCGTGATTAGCAATTGTAAGTGTTAAAACTCCTGTTTTTGAATCATAAATTGCATCTGTTGGTGTTAATTGAGCACCACCAGTAACATTCACTGAATTTGATGCAGATCCTATAAATCTATGATTAAAATGCCTCTCAGTTGCTCCTATAGAAACAATTGGGTTTGATATGTAACCACTACCACCAGTTACTAATCCTACTGAAGTAATTGTACCTGCAGCAGACACAGTTATATTTGCTACTGCCTGATATGGTGTTTGGAAGTTCTTTCCTGAACTAACATCAAATTGATCTATTCTACCGCCTCTAGGTGTTTTACTATTATCTGTAACTACTGAATCTCCATCAGAATCAAAAGCACCAGTAAAGACTATAGTTTGTCCAACTCCAGTTACTCTATAATCTGACCTAACAACAGATCCAACATCACTATAAAATGGTTTTTGGAATATATTATTAATTAACACTGCCCCGAAGGATGTGTTTATACCTTGAATACCAGTAACTGTTGTACCATTACTTGTTAAGTTGAATGTTCTTCCAATACCATTAAAACTCTCTGATATATCATCTAAAATATAGTTATTATCATACTTAAGTCTAAAGAATGCTCTACCAGTAAATGTAGAATTAGTCGTAAGGGTTCCAATACCAGATGGACCATAAGGAGCATCTGAGAAGTGGATAATTCCTTTTTGTATTCTATAATCACCAGATACTGCGGTCACTGCAGCACCAACTGTATGGGCAGCAGCAACTGTTCCCATCACACCTCTAATCACATTTAATGAGTTTGTAGATCCTATTCCAACTAAATCTATTTTCATAACTTCATCATTTATTTTAATTAAATCTTTTCCTTTTAAATCTGATATATCATGTAAGAAAACTCTATTTGTGCTTATGGCAACTTGAGAGGATAATGTAAGAGGTAATATTTTTTTGGCAAGAGGACTTTGAATAATATTATCAATACTAATGAAACTTCTATTTGTCGCTACATCAGTATGAACTTCTAATGTGTGATTAGTTCCAACACCACTTAAATTTGTAAATGTAACTGCAGTTCCAGCAGCAGCATTACTTGTACTAATTGCAACTTTAATTTTATCTTTAGTAATTCTAATTGGGAATACATTTGCAGGTAAAATATTAGTATTTCCGATTCCAGGAACAGAAGTTGTAACAATGCCAATTGAAGTGTTTCCAACTCCAGAATAAATTAATCTTTCTCCAGTATGAAATTCATGATCATTGATATCAATTTCTTGTCCACTAACATTAGTTGCTGGATTAAATGATTTGATGAATACTGTTTCTCCACCTGAAAGTAATGTAAATGTACTCAATCCAATTATGTTACCACCAGTAGTTGTTGATATTCCTGTAAATTGAGAACTTATATCATCAATCATCAAAACTTTATTAGTTACAGATTCATTATAATCTGTAATTATTGATGACTCGAATGACATTACTTTTGATAAACTAGCATTATTAGTATCTTCTGTAGCAAAGTCATATTGACTTATTCTATGAACAGATGCTTCATTCTCAACATTTAAAGATAGTTTAACTGTTGTACTAGCAGTTACGATACCAACAGAATCTTGATTTAATAATTGATAATCAGAAAAATTCTTATAACCAGAAACATGTGCTAAACTATCAATTGGTTCTTTCCATGTTTGATAAGGAACTTCACCTTTTATAGAGTATGCAAATCTTTGATAGTAATCATTGTCATGCAATCTTTGAGTATTGACGCTTAATTTACCTTTATCATTTCCCCAATCAATATTTTTGTTGACAGATCCTGATACTTCTAAATCAAAATTAAATTCGTATATATCTTCAATTGTTGCTTTTGAACCATCAACAGAACCTAAAATTTGTTGTCCTTTGGTAAATGATCCAACAACATTTTCTAGTTTTAACAACAGTGCATTTTCATCCCATCCCTCCTCAACAACTAATCCAGTTGCATTTCCTTGTGTTATAGTTTCTCCTTCCAAGAATTTAACTTTCTCAAATTGTGGATCTAATGATGCAAGGTCATCTTTTTTAATTACCCTACCAAAAGCATTGTTACCATCATAGGTTCCACCAGTGGTCCCAAGACCAACTATAGAATAACTAACTGTTTCTGTTCCAGCGATTGTATTAATCCCACTAATTACAAAGTTCTTAAAATCATACTCAGATGAATTATATCCATCCCCATCACCTAGTGTTTTAACATTTTCTACAAATATCTCATCTCCGACAGCAAATGGAAAACCACCAGTTGGGAATCCAACGATTGGTGCTCTTAAAAATAAAGTATTTGTTTGTGCTCCAGTAACTACTGCAGAAACAGCATTTATTACACCAACACCATTTGAGTTGACCGTAGGTATAACTCTTAGTTTATCATCAAAACCACTATCATTAGTAACAATAGATACTTTTTCAACTGATCCACCAACTAAGGTAGTCTTAAATGAAATATTAGGTTGACCAATAGCAATTACTGTGGGAGGTGTGGTATAGTCTTGCCCACCAGTTGTTATACCAATACTTTTTAGTGTGAATGCATTTTTTAATTTTAAAATAGTATATGCATCTGCTTTTGGTGTTAAAGTTTTATTATTAGTAAGTTCTAAACCCTGATCTAAAACATTAGCAGCACGAATTTGACCAATATCCTCAGAATCAATAGAAAGTATTGCATTTATACCTGTAGTGCTTCCAATTGAAGAAATAGTAGGTAAATCCGAAAGTAAATTTCCAGGATTAATAATTTCAACTGAATTTATTCCACCCTCAATACTAGTAGAATCTGAAATGTAGAATGCAGTGCTAAATCCTGTTGAATCATAAGAAGTAGTTTCGGCAGTTCCAGCAAGTGTAAATGATATAGTTGTACTACCAACTCCAGTCACTCTATGTTCTTTATTAAATTTACTTTCTACGAATGATATCTTAGGTTGATTTTCAGTTTCACTATAAACTGAAGATGGATAAGTATCTGTATACTTATCATCAAGACCTTCAATCCTATAGAATAACTCTGGTAATTCTGTTGTATTGTTAATTGATATTTTGGTATCTGTATTTGAATCACCAAAACTACCTGCAGTAGTAATACCAGTAGAGTTAAACTTAGATTTAAACTGACTATCTTTATAAAAATTTAAAGTGTATCCATTTAAACTTGGATGTGATACACCAATTGAAACTGTATTTCCTTTTAAAATTTCTATTGGTGGATTAACTTTGGATAATTCATGAGTTCCTGCACCATTATCAGTAAATAATATATTTTCATATGGAAATGCTTTAGTAGATGCATAATAACTATCTGCTAGTCTTATGGTATTTTTGTCTATTCTAATTACATGATAAACATTATTATTAATTAAAGGATCTAATAAATCTGCAGCATTTGAACCAATATAAATTACAGAATCACCAGTCTTAAAATCATGATTTGTAATTGTTATAGTAGATACTGTTGAACCAACTCCAACCGCAGATGGTGCGAATGTTACTGGATTAACAACTAATCTATTTGCTACTTCATTATATTTGAATATAAGTTCTTCAGTTTTATTTGGTGAAATATTTAATTCAAAATCATTACCTGCAACTAGAAGATGCTGATCGTCTGCGATAAGAGTTGCATGAGTTTTTATTGCTTTACCAAGAACATTGGTTGTTATTTTTTCAATTCTGTGATTACTACCAGTTGTTTGATCAGTAAAGAAAATTAAATCAGTACTAAATCCTACTTTATTTGTAGTTGATAATCCAATGAAGTCATTATTAAATTTTACACATATTAGAGGGTCAACAGTGCTTAAATCAAATGGATTTGCTAAACTCGCATCTAAACTTGATTTCACTATACCACCATCAAATGAAGTTACCTTTAATTGATCACCAGTCTTAAATTTATGATTAGGAAGACGAATAGAATTTGGAATTGATGAATCTATCGTAGCAGTGCTTGTAAATCCAGTCACTATGTTATTAGAAGTGCTACCTATACCAACAGATTTATTGTACGCAATACCATCAATTGTAATAAAGGAAGCATCAAAAAATTCAACTGCTTTTGGTTCTATATTTTTATTTTCTAATTTTTCTTTTACATCAAAGGTAAATTCTTGTTGCAATTTATTAACTTCAGAATCAACAAGGTGTGCAGACTCTACACCATTATGTTTTCTAACAACATTGTATTTGTTATTTAAATCATCAACTACAGTAATTAAAATTTCTTCATTTCCAATTTTGATAATATCATCTGGTTTGAATTTTTTAGAAACAGTTGGTTCTTGCAATCTTATGAATGTATTAATTCCAGTTGCAGCAGTGTTTCCCATAGCAACTGTCAAATTTGTCTTAGAAGTAACAACACCAACAGTTCTAAATCCCTCTATGTTCTTATATACAGAAGAAGATATACCAGATATTTCAACAAGATCAAAATCTACAAAATTATGAGGAACTGTACTAAATGCTGTAACTTGTTTATTCTTAAATGCAAATGTTAGATTACTTTGAGATACTTCAGTAGTAGCAACAGAAACTACAGTTTTACCTAAAACATCTTTAACTTTAGCACTAGCAAGACTTGAATTAAAATTAATTAATTCATTGACTTTATAATTATCACCAGATTGAAGAACATTAATACTTGATATTCCTGATTTAGTAACTGAATCAATTTTCAATGTAACTTTTGAATCAGTTGGAGTTGCTAAGAAAGGATAATCTCTAAATTTCTCTTTAATTCCTAATGGAGTTATATTTCTTTTGTATAAACCACTATTTAAAGTTAAGTCATCTTGTTTATTGAAAATACTGTAGTTGAATGAATCTGTAGCATCTTTGTGATTAAAAGTAATGTATGGGAAAGTTGGAAGTTTAGTTGTATTATCTACAGTTGAAAAATAAGCATAAGTTCCGTTTGGAAAATCTTGATTTACAATAAATCTACCATTATGTTGATCTAAATCACCATCACCCTTGTAAATATAATCACCCACAAGTTTTCCTTCAGAAAAACCTGCAGGTCTTAAATCTGAACTGACTTGAGGACTTATAAGTTTATAACTAGATTTTAATCTTTTTAGTCCACCACTTCCTGATGCGTCTGGTATTGCTTTTGCATTACCAATAGATCCATAAATTGGATTTCCATCATATGCCCAACCCAAAATAGGAGAGTGTGCAGATCCAGTATCTCCTGGACTTAACTCTTGAAGAGTATTTTCATCCAAATTATCCCTTAATATTTCTCTAATTTTCTTTGGAGGATAAAATGAACAAATTTTATTACCCTTTTCTTTAGTTTCTGATTTAATTTGAACAGTATCTCTATATGTTACTTTATTAGTTCCTGATAACAACCAATCATATCTTTCGACATTATTCAATTGCCATCTATGCAATTCAGACCCAAGAACACATCCAGAACCAAATGGAACTGCAACCACAGTGGTTTCACCTATAACTGCCGAATATCCCTTTCCTTTATTTAAAATTTCTATTGATGTTATTGCACCACCAGAAACAGTTGCTCTCATTTTTGCAAACTTCCCTGAACCATTAATTACAATTTCAGGAGCAGTAGAATAATCTGTTCCACCTTCAACTATTACAACATCACTAATTTCTCCCCTAGCATTAATAACAGGGGATATTTCAGCATTTTTACCAGTATCTACAGTTATTGTTGGTGTTCTTATAAAATTGACAATATTTGTCACTCCATATCCAACCCCACCAGATTCCATGAAAACATTACATATTTTACCTTTTACAACTGCTTCTGCTGTTGCAGTGTAGTATGATGGAGAAACAGTGCTTCCCAACCCTGTTGGTCCACTAATTGTGACTGCAATATCAGGATAATTAAAAGTATGACTACCAGATCCAACAGTTGTTAAATTAATATAAACTTTGTTATTATAATTTGTTTTATTTGTGCTTAACTTGAATTTATGATTATCTACAACTTTTACAATATAATTTGTAGCATTTGTCAAACCACCTATAGCAGTATTTGACGTTGTATATCGTATTTCATCATTATTTTTAAAATTATGATTTTTAGCGTAAATGCAGTTATCAAAAGTACTAATACCAACAAAAGTTTTAAAAATATCTTCTTGTTTTTCTGGTGGATATTTTGTGCTTGATACAACTACTTTGTTATTTTGATATCCATGACCACTATTAACAACAGCAATTTTTGCAACTCTACGTCTATCTTTTTTTGCTGTAAATGTATGTGTATTATTACCAAATGCTAAAAAGTCAATTGTATTAATTCCTGCAAGAGCATTTTCCTTTGAAATGTGAATTTTAAACGCTTTAGTATCTCCAGTAAAATGAGATATGAAATAAGTACCACCATCAGATAATAAACTAGTAGTAAATCCAATATTTGTTGCACCAACACCAATTGGAGTTCCACCAGCAGTATAAATTACTTCTTCACCATCTAAAAATCTATGATCTTCATCTAATGTAATTTTATTATTAGTTAAATCAACTTTAAAATCATTAAATGATACAGAATGCTTAAATCCTTCCATTCTAAGTTGAGTTTCTGCACCTCCACCATTTCCTCCACTTATAGTGACCGATGGAGTGCCAAGATAATCAAAACCTTTGTTCGTTACAATTATTTCTTGTATTTGACCTTCATCTACATGAGCATTTGCTACAGCAGAACTTCCAAATGAATCACCAATAGAAACATTAGGTGGAGATACAACACTATAATTATTTCCTTTATCTAAAACTATTATATTATCAATTTGACCATAAAATACAGAATCTTCTGATATTGGAGAGTGATATTCTATTCCATTTAAACTTAAACCTATTGGTCCTGTAATATCTGTATTATTTTGATTATTTTCTGGATTTTTAAGAATTCTTCTAAAATTATTTTGATTTTCCAATTTTGTTGTTACATTACCAACAGGAATCGAAGGAGTAATTTTATGAACGTCAGTGGCAGTTGTTCCAGTTATTGATATTGTATTATTTAAGTATAAATTCTGTGCATTAAGTGCTAATTTAATATTATTTGGATCTACAACCTTTACAAAATAAGTTCCAGTAGTAATTCCACTTATTCCACTAGTTGTTGACTGTGGTTGATAATATACTTTTTCTCCATTTAAGAACTGATGAGTCGGTATGTTTATATTATTGCCACTTACATTATTTGATTGAAAAGTTACTGATCTATCTGTAGATTGAATTCCACTATCAGATGGATAACCTGAAAAAGCAACGTATGTATTATTATCTTTGTCTAAAAATGTATTTTGAATATCAGAAACTAAAAATCCAAGATTAAGATTCGATGATGCAAATTGTAATCTTTTTTTAATACTTAAAATTCCCATACTTGAAGTAACACCAGTTCCAACATAACTAAACTGTGTATCAGATGGTGTAGAAGAAATTTCAACGTCAGAAATTAAAACATTTTTTGTTTCTCTGTCTAAAATATCAATTCTATCACCCTCATGTAAAAAATGGTTATCTAAAGTTTCAATTGTATTAGTTATTGTTGTTGGTTGTACAATTTCAAGAAAAGAAACATTATTGTAA